CTGCGACCACATATTTATAGTGTCGACTATAATAGTGCGTTTCTTCTCCAACATCTCATCTGTCTTCTGATTAATAAGAAAGCAATCAAGAGAAACTTCGGCTCCTTTACAAAGAACCGCATAGCTCTGATTGGCACCGAAAATGTTCTCATACCAACGCTTGTAAGTACCGTAGCGTGGTAGAGGACTCTCTCCGTCCTTATTGATCAATAATTGGTGCCACCAATCGGCAAAGTTCTTGATGACACCATTGGGTAGCGCGTCGTAGGCCAATGCCTGGGACACATAGGCATCACCCATGGTTTCTTCATCAAATTGGAGACCCTGGCACATGACCTTTATAAGAGGCAAGCGGCCACAATGGATCCTTCCAATCTTTGCGCGGGCCAAACTGTTATCGTTGCGAGCAAAAGTTGTTCTGTAACTATTCATGTTAGTCATAAATAGGCTCTTCAAACGCTCAATTCGGTCGCTAAGGTCATCGAAGCGGGCTTGTTTTTCAGCCAAGGCTTCGACGAATTCACGTTCTGCGTCACTACAGTCTTGAGAGGAAGACTCCGTATCAGAGTCCTCACTATTAAGTTCTTCAGCTGAGTCGCAAGGACGTACCATTGGTTGGCAAGTAACAATTTCTTCAGGGAGTTCGGCGGCAACTGGTTGATCAGGCAACAAGACAACAGGGGAAGGTGGGGCTGGTATGGCGACTGCTGGTTTTTCAACAACAATCACTTTCTCTTTCAAGGCTTCCCACTTCGAAATCTGGGAAGCGTGCCATGCCTCATAATCATCATCCAACTCACCCACGGTTTTAATCTGGAGTTCGTAAGGGTCCTCGTGTCTTAAATTGCAATTTGGAGCCAAACAACTACCAAGGCAATAAGCAGGGCAATAGCCACCGTATGGATAATCCGTTTTGAGGTTATTAACAACTGCTCTAACGGTCTCAACATTCTTGCCCAAATCTGCGGCGAGTTTCTCGATATGTGTATCGGCAACTCTGGCAGCCGTAGGGTTGGGCACCTTGATAATTTCAGTCTTAACCACCTGGATGGCGGGGCTAGGACTGACGGCCGGCCGTGCCGGCGCAGGGTTGGCGACAACAATTGCGACCTTCTCCACGGTTTTAGCTCGTTTCTTAGCGGCGCGCCTAGCATTACGCTTGCGGTTCCTTTCGGCCCGGCGGAGCCTCCGTTTTTCAGCCTTATCTACAGTTACAGTCTCGTAAACAAAACTCTCCTTAAGCCCTTTTACGGGAACGAGATTACGGCGAGGACTCGCTGGAACCTTTGCTGGCTGAGAGATTTGTTTTTCGACCTTTGGGGCTTCTACGGGGGGCACCATCTCTGTTGCCTTCTCCTTGCCCTTGGCAGAGGATGGCGCAGTCTTAGGTGCCTCAGGCGCGGCTTCTACAGCCGGTAAAATTTCAGCTAAGGTAGGCCGATTGGGGTTTGTATTTCCCAACAACTCATCAAGGGTTTTAATCTTGGGTGTGGGCCCAACCTTAATAATGCCCTTGTCAACCATGGCCCTATGCAGAGGGTGTTTCGGGTTGGCATAAGGGTTGTTGTGCTGAAATTTGCATTCCGCACCACGTCTACAGGAAGACATGATGTAACTAACGCAGTAAGGCTTCTCGGAGGGATGCCTAACCTGCAAGTCATAACGGATTGCATCAAATAATTCGGCACGGGCTTCTCTTGACATCCTCTTTGGTGGACCCGGATTGAGCTCGATGCCAACCAGAAAATTACCATCAAGATGTACATCATACTCATAGGCAATTAAGGCTAACACGGCACTAATAGGCAGATGTCCGGGACCTGTGACACTCATTGTGATATATCCATCAAATTCAGTGCTACAATCAAAAACAACCCAATGATCATTGTCACCAATTACGAACGCACCGCCCAATCCTATGACTTCCGGGAGCATAACGGCATCACCGGTGCAGGTATAGGTGTCAGTGCAATCAATGTTGACATACCCAGTAGGACCTGGATTATCGTCATCGCGGGACAAGATACTGGCCAGTGTAGATGAATTCCTTGGTCTAAAAGTGGGAATCATCACGTCGTAGGCGTTGGGTCTTGTTTTATTTAAGGATGTGGCTTTCTTTTCTCCTAGGCGACGAGCCACGCCGCCTTCCCCAAGAACAGCCCAACTACTACTATAATTGGTAGCCACGTCACTGTATGTTGTACGTCTGACTTGTTCAGCAGATGTCACAACAACCGGTGCGGATTGTTTGGGCTTTGGGGTATTTCTAGCCTTAGCTTGTACTTCAGCGAAAGTCAAAACAGGTTTAGCGGGTCTTTGAGCAATGGCATTTTTCTGTTTTATTCCTTTCCTGGTGGCCTTGTCCGTTAACGACTTGCCATCAGGTGCGACATAAAAAGCTTGTTTAAGCCTCTCCATGCGCCTACGCTGTGTTTTGGTTTTGTCGGGTTTGTTTTCCAACTTGGTGATCTTGTCGATGTTGCGTTTTACTCGATCTGCTCTATCACCACCAAAGGCTAGGATCCGATCCACATCATTATTGACTTGCGCATTGGTTCGCGCTTTCTTATGAGCAATGATGGTTTCCTTCAACCCCACAGGGTTGGCATTTCCCGCCTTGGTGGCGGGCCGACCTCTCACGGGCACATGCTGTACAACTACAGGCTTAAAGAACTGTGCCCTCGCCTCCGCGGTGGGGAAGCGAGTTCGCGCCGCAGGAGCCGGGCGCCGAGCGCGTTCGGTAGCGCTCGTTGTTGGTTGGGCCGGATCTGCCCGCTGGCCATTTCTGGCCATGCCTCCACCAACGGAGGACCTCGACGCCGTATTT